AATAAATGATACTTCATACACACTACCACTTTGATCAACGCTCATTGATGATTCAGATAACTGAACAGGTAAGCACCTTCTGCCAATACGCTGTGAATTATTTTCATCGTCCCAACCTACCATTTCAACAACTAGTAAGAACGGTGCGGTTACATAATTATTATGTCCTGCCATTTGAGCGGCAACCATCAGTGCTTCTAAGAATTGTCCCATACTATAAGGTTCGATAACTGTAAAAGAACCTTGGTGCATTTGTGTTACACGAGATCTACTGTTAGGACTAATAACAGAATTAATAGAACAACTATTAATATAGTATTCTACCCTACCGCCTTGTCTTTCTAAACTAGTAGTTGCTTTGCGAAACCCTACGTTTTGTGTGCCGCCTGCGGCTTTGATAACAACAACATTAGGTTCTTTACCTTCAAGCATATAGGTGTTATCAGGATCACGTAATTCGTTATTGTCTAAACAGTATAAACTCCAAAGATGGTTAACAGTTCTAAACCTTTCAAGTTCGTTATCTTTAAGATTAACTTTCTTGATGTTTTCGTACTTGATAGTTTTTACTGTATCTTTTTTCTCAGTATCGGATTTTGATTTACTATCTGTTTTTGATACTGAACCTTCATGTTCAAAGTCAGCAACTTCACCATTAAGTTGATCTGTTTCGCCCTTGCCTGATTCTTTTTTCTTTTTTTCGTACTCTGGATCGCCGATAGCCATCTTAGACTCCTAATGAATTCTTTAGTGTAGATCCATTAGGTAGATAAATTGAAGTACCTACTTTAAGATCATAAACTGGGTCCTCGATAACATCCATGTTTCGTTGAGCAAACACCCACCATAGTTTAGGTGTTCCGTATAAGTCATATGCTAGTAGGTCTGGTCTGTAGTTATATTGAGGTTCAATTTCATATAACACATCATCAGGCGATGCTGGCACTGGTCTCGGCCTCATAAAATCTAGATATTCACCAGTTTCGTTATTAGGTGTATTTTTCCAAGGACTTGATTCTTCGTACTTTGCCATTAAATAAATCCTTTGCCGTTACTTAAATATGATCCATTAACATATTTTTGTAAACTAAACTGTTCAATTTCACGTCTGCTGTAGATAGGCTGTACTGTTACAGTAATCAAACTTTGTGTCGGAACCCAACTTACTCCTGGGCCAGTTGGAATTTCCATTTCAAAATCTGTCATGATCTCTCCACGCTTAACCGTAACACCGTTAAGTCCTGTTTGAATATAATCAACGTCTTGAGGTAAGTCGATTGTAAAGTTTGTAATAACAACAGGAACATTATTAAAAATAAAATCTCCATAACCATTTAATTTTACAACAGGCGGTGGTGCACCAATAGTTTCTTCATCTCCGCCATAAAACATTTTTGTACATGATCTTAGATAGTGCATTGCCGCTACCCAATATTCTGCTTCTGCTCCGTTTTGTACAAAAAAGTCTCCTGTAATTACCAACTGATCCACTTGTGAATTCTGGTATGCAAAATAAGGATAATTAGTATGTACAGGGGTTATGGCATTATAGTTTGCACTATGAGCAACAATAATTGTCGGAGTATAAGGAAATACCAAACCACCGGTATTTGCTAAAACCTTTAACAATGGAGATCCTTTGAAACTGTCCGGAACTGAAAGTTTAACACGCCAGTCACGCTTTGAACCCTTAAAGTTTACATTGCTGGTAGAGCCACCTTTTTTATCAAACAGTCCTGCTAGGTTCTTTGATCTCAGTTTTTTACCGAACCCTAAAGAATCAATAAAGTCAGTTACAAACTGTGGTGGTGGACCACTTGGACCTGGCTTTGTATTTGATGCTTGTGAATCTGGACTTCCAGAACGAACAGGATTGCCTTTGCTGTCTCTTACTGGATTTCCACTACTGTCTCTAACTATTCCCATAATTGGTTAACTCCTTACTATTATTTAGTTGACAAAGTTATGTACGTAGTTTATAATAGACAGTAACTTATGGAGAATTTATTTAATATGAAAAGACAAAACTACCTAAACAACCGAGATCTTCTTGCGGAAATACATAAGTCAAAAACATCATATTGCAGTTTTGTAGACGAAGAATACCATCGATACGATATTATTTTACCAAGTATAGACAAGATTAACATACGTACTATTGCTGAAGCAAAGCGTAATAAAGCCAAAAGACTAAGTCAAGCAGACTACGAAGCACGTAAAGAAGCAGGCGAAAAAGTAAAACAAGCAGATTGCGAAGTAGATTACAGAAAAATTGAAAAAAACGAACTTATTTTTAGAATTATGACGTATGATCATATCCCAGAAGAAAAGGGTCGTAAGAAAAATCCAAAAACAGTAGCAGACACAAAAGTAAAATTGAACTTTCCACCTTTCCAGCACTATAAGTTTAACTCAAAAGACGAACTAGTGTGTGTTGGTAAGAGCCATTGGCAAGGCGGAATGAAGAATGGTCACTTTGATCTTAAGGCCGGCCAAGCAACAAACAAACTTGCTTTGATGTGGATGAAGTTGTGTGAACGTTATGCAACAAGAGGTAACGTGAGAGGATACACTTATAATGATGAAATGCGAGGACAAGCGATACTACAACTTACTCAAATTGGTTTACAATTTGATGAATCTAAGAGTAACAACCCGTTTGCTTACTACACAGCGGCAGTCACAAACTCATTTGTACGTATTATCAACATTGAAAAACGCAATCAAAACATTAGAGACGACATCTTGGAAATGAATAACATGAATCCAAGTTTCACAAGGCAGAATCAAGGCGTATTTGAAAGAGAACAAGCAGAACATTACGGAAACAAAAAGAATAATGAGTAAATGCCGGTTGACTTCATTGAAGTTTTCAGGTACAATTACAAGTTATCGTAAGGAAAAAACGTGTTTAAGAAAGTTGCAGTATTTACAGACATCCATTTTGGATTAAAATCTAATTCAAGAACTCACAATGAAGATTGTGAGGAATTTATCGATTGGTATATCGATCAAGCAAAGGAACGAGGTTGCGAAACTGGTATTTTTATGGGCGATTGGCACCATAACCGAAACAGTTTGAACATTACCACACTTGATTACACCATTCGATGTTTAGAAAAACTAGGTAAAGCATTTGAAAAGTTTTATTTCTTTCCTGGTAACCATGATTTATACTATAAAGACAAACGAGATTTGAATAGTATTGCTTTTGGTAAGCATATCGAAGGCATTACCATGGTAAATGAAATCATGACACAAGATGATGTAACACTTGTGCCTTGGTTGGTAGAAGATGAATGGAAAAATATTTCAAAAATTAAATCCAAATATATGTTTGGCCACTTTGAACTTCCAAACTTCTATATGAACGCAATGGTACAGATGCCAGATACTGGTGAATTGAAAGCAGACCACTTTAAACATCAAGAATATGTGTTCAGTGGACACTTCCATAAACGTCAGGTGCAAGGACCGATACACTATATTGGTAATGCACTTCCACACAACTATGCTGATGCATGGGATGATGAACGTGGTATGATGGTATTGGAATGGGGTGGCGAGCCAGAATATATTAACTGGTGGAACTGTCCAAAGTACAGAACAGTAAAACTGTCGCAACTACTTGACGAAAAAGATACACTTATTAAACCTAAAATGTATCTTAGGGTTACATTAGACTTACCTATATCGTTTGAAGAAGCAACTTTTATCAAAGAAACATTTATTAAGGATTATAATTGTAGAGAAATTACACTTATTCCAAATACAAAGGATGAAGAAATCAATTCTGATATTGATATTCAACAATTTGAAAGTGTAGACCAAATTGTTGCTAAAGAAATTGAAGCAATTGACAGTGATAACTTTAATAAAGCGAAACTACTTGAGATATACAAGGATTTAGTACATGATTAAAATAAAAAATCTCACAGTTAAGAATTTTATGAGTGTAGGTAATGCTACACAAGCAGTTGACTTTGATAAACAGCAATTAACGTTGGTGCTAGGTGAAAACTTAGACCAAGGTGGTGATGATAGCGGCTCTAGAAACGGAACAGGTAAGACCACTATCATTAACGCCCTTTCATATGCTATATTTGGTATGGCATTAACCAACATTAGGCGTGATAATCTTGTAAACAAAACAAATAACAAAGCAATGTTGGTAACTCTTACGTTTGAAAAAGACGGAGTAGAGTATCATATTGAAAGAGGACGTAAACCCAACTTACTAAAGTTTAGTATTAACGGTAATGAACAAGAAATGACTGACGAATCACAAGGCGACAGTCGTAAAACACAAGAAGATATTAATGATTTATTAGGTATGAGCCATGATATGTTTAAGCATATTGTTGCACTAAACACATACACAGAACCATTTTTATCAATGAAAAACAATGACCAACGTGCTATCATTGAGCAACTTTTAGGTATTACTATCCTATCTGAAAAAGCAGATATGCTTAGAGATAAAATTAAAGAAACAAGAGATAGTATTACAGAAGAAAATGCAAAAATTACAGCAATCAAAACCAGCAATGAAAAAATTACTGAAAACATTGGTCGGTTAGAAAGCAGACGCAAGGCGTGGATTGCACAAAACAGAGAAGAATGCCTTAAATTAGAAAAAGGTATTAAGGAATTAGAGCAAGTTGACATTGAAGCAGAACTAGAAGCACATGAAAAACTTGCAACTTGGACAGAAACAACAACTAGACACTCTAATTTACTAAAAGAAAGAGCAACAATTGAACGTGCCTTGGAACAAGCAGATAAAAATGTTCATAAACTTGGAAAAGAGTTGGACGACCTAGAACACGCAAAATGTTATGCTTGTGGACAAGACCTACACGATGACAAACTAGAAGAACTTCGAAACAAAATGCAACGTGACTACGGTGATGCACACACATACATGATTGAAATTGCTGATAAGTTTGAAAAAGTTAACCTAAAGATTAGTGACATTGGTGAGATTGATGCAAAGCCTATTACATTTTATGATGTTGCTAAAGAAGCATATGATCATAGAAGCAATGTTGAAAACTTAAAAAAAGTATTAGAAGAAAAACAAGCAGAAACAGATCCTTATCAAGAACAAATTGATGATCTCAAGGATACTGCTATTCAAGAGATCGAATGGGATACTGTAAATGAACTTACTAGTTACAAGGACCATCAAGAATTCTTGTATAAACTGTTAACTAACAAAGATTCGTTCATACGTAAAAAGATTATTGAACAAAATCTTGCATATCTAAACAACAGGCTAACATATTACTTGGATAAAGTAGGTTTGCCACATACTGTTGTATTCCAAAACGACTTATCAGTTGAAATTCAACAACTAGGACAGGACTTAGACTTTGATAACTTGTCAAGAGGTGAACGAAATAGACTTATACTTGGTATGAGTTGGGCGTTCCGTGATGTTTGGGAATCATTATATCAAAATATTAACTTATTGTTCATTGATGAGTTGATCGATAGTGGTATGGATAGTGCAGGTGTTGAAAGTTCTTTGAGTATTCTTAAAAAGATGGGTAGAGAACGTAATAAAAACATCTATTTGATTTCGCACAAAGACGAATTAATTGGTAGAGTTAATAATGTACTGAAAGTTGTAAAAGAAAACGGCTTTACAAGTTACGATAACGATATTGAAATAGTAGAATGAGCGATATACCACAAGACACGCATGACAAACTTACAAAGGCTTACATGGAATACTACAAAGCCAACGAAGCCTTTGAAATTCGCAAGAGCGAACGTACTAAACGTGCGGCTAGAAAGTGGTTAAGCGAAATACGTAGGCTTTGCAGTGAACGTAGAAACGAAATTATGAGTGATTACGTTGATAACAAAAGCCAAAATACAACAGACGAAACATAGGCACAAATAAGTACCATTATGCAATGGACTTATCAGGGAAAAACAATTGAATCTATACCAGAAGAGTATGAAGGCTTTGTTTATCTTATAACAAATACAACTAACGGGCAAAAATACATAGGCAAAAAACTAGCCAAATTCAAAACTACTAAACCTCCCCTAAAAGGACGCAAAAATAAGCGTCGAGGACACAAAGAATCAGATTGGAAAGACTACTGGGGGTCGTCTGATAAACTATTAGTAGACGTAGAACAACTAGGCCCAGAAAACTTCACAAGAGAAATACTATACCTTTGCAAATCACGGGCAGAGATGTCCTATATAGAGGCAAGAGAGCAATTTGACCGCCGAGTATTAGAAACAGACGACTATTATAACGGTATTATTAACGTAAGAGTGGGCGGTTCTGATAAATTGCGACAGGCACTACTAGAATACAACAAGTAACAACTACATAGCAATGATGTTTGGTCGGGGATGCTCGACTCGCCTTGAGGATATGTGCGATACCATATTCAGATACTGGCGTGTTGCAAGGACAATGCTAACTTAGGCATAAAAGATGTGTGCTCTGTGAAAAAGATACAACACACAGGCAAGTGATTTCGAACTGTTTGGAATTAACTGCCTTCCGCGGATTTTGCGAATGCTGAAGTAGGGGGTTATAGGTCTGCCGCCTCCGATATGCGTTAGAACGTATAAATCTATTTTATACGCTAAACCGCATAAATCTTCTTAAACAGTTGTGGTGATGCTAACTCACATGATGTGAAACCACTCAATTCGTCCGGCAACGGGCGAATTGTGGCTCAACTATCTACATGATGCTAAAACGCTATCGCGTTTATTACTTAATCATATAAAAAATAAAGTGTTTGAGCAAAGCGAAAACAATTTGTTACGAAGTAACAAATCAAATGAATCCAATCCAATGTGAAACATCATCACAAGGGTCATCAATGTAAATCTGGATCACGTCCTAATCCTTTAACTGTATAATGTTCATTCTTTACGATGGTCCACGATGCTGTATCGTGTCCTTGATCTTGTAACATTGCAATATATGTATGTGCTTCTTCTTCTGAGGAAAGATTCTGTTCGATAACTTCCCCACGAGCATCAACTACGTCATATGTATATCTCATGATTGAATATTTACTAGGTAAATATCAATAATTATACATAAATATAATACAACGGGAGTAAAATAATGAAAATTCATCAAATTATAAGTGAATCTGCTGTAAATGAAGCCCCTGGTGGTAGTGCATTAGGTAATATTGCACGTAAAGTAGGTGCAAAAGCGGCAGGTGCAGTAGGTATGAAAAATACCTCGGCAGGATTAAGTGGAAAAGCACAATCAAACGATCGTGCAAAAGAAATTGGTGTTAAATGGACACAATTTGCTAATCAAACAGGTGCAGGAACTAAAGCACCGGATGCTTCTGCACTAGCAGACTTCTTAGCAAAAGAAAAACTATCAACTGCTAGACTTAAAGGAATGTCAGGAAAGTTAACTCCCAAACAAGTAGATGACATTTTAACTAAAGTTGCACAAGATACATTTAAAGGAGCGGCAGGACAAGCGGCTGTTGGTAATGAACCAGAAGCAGATCCAAGTTTAGGCGGTAAGTTTGGTGGGCCAGAAGGCAATGACGCCGGCGGAGCCGGTACAGGACAAGGCGCTGGTGCGACAGCACAAAGCGGTAGCGATAGCGGTGCTACAGCACAAGGAGGTGCGACAGCACAAAGCGGTAGCGGTCAAGCAGGAGCCAATGGCATTCCAAAAAACATTCAGGCACAACTAGATAAACTTACTCCGCAACAGAAAAAAGAACTAGCGGCATTACTATAAGGTAGATAATAATGAAACTGCACGAAGTAACCACGTATAACTTAAAATCACAAACTATTCTTAACGAAGGTTGGAACGTTTTAACTGAAGCACAACAATTACACATTGGCCAATGGGAAAAACGTGTATGGCCGTTATACGAAGAGTTTAACAGACTCATGGAAGCAGAACTTACTGCTAACCAAGTGCAAGATATTTTTACTAACGCAGAAAAAGTTGCAATTGAAGGTGGTGACAACCTAACAGCCTTGGGTAAAGCAGGCAAAGTAACTGCTGAAGTCTCAGGCAAGATGAAAGCAGAACTTGATAAGTTAATTAAACAAGCGGCTGAAAGCGGTCCTGTTAAAAACTTTGATCAACAGTTTGAAAAATTAAAAGCACAACTAAAAACTAAACTACAAGGCAACCCAGCAGGACAAAAAATTCTTCAAGGTGTTGAGAAGTGGGGCGGTTTTGCTAAAGAAAATCCAGCCAAGAGTGCATTTATTATTGGTGCAATGACTTCCGTACTTGCATTTGCAAGTGGCGGTATTTTGTCAGGTGCCGCAATTGGTTTCTTCTTAAAACTAGCAAACAATACTATTAAGGGTGATAAACTGTCAGTTGCGATGGCTAAAGGTGTTAAAGGCGCGGCACTTGGTGCTGTTGCAGGTGCATTAGGCTCTGCTATTTCAAGTGCGGCAGAAGATTTATTCCCAGCAGAAGTTACAAATATTTTTGTAAACCAAGATGGTGCTATTGATATTAGTCAAATAGATGCCATGGACGCAACATCTCTAACGGACATAGATGCTGATGCGGCCAAAGAACTAATTCAAGCACGTTCAGCAATGGAAGAAATGCTTCCAAGACTAAGTGGTGAAGAAGGTGAAGTACTACAGCAACAGTTAGATCAACTTAATGACAAAATTGTACAACTAGGTGGCGGCGAAAACCTTAAAGGTTCAATTGATGCAATACAAAGTGAATTTGGTATTGAAGGTAGAGGCGTTGATGTAGTAGTTAAAGGTAATGATGTTGACACTGGCACAGACGCTGAGCCTCTTCCGGGCGATGATGGCGACTATGGAGAACCAGCAGACGATGGTGCACCTGATGCAGACAAACTATCAGGTGACGAAGTAGGAACAGTTAAAGCAGAATATTCAGCAGAAGAACTTAATGACAAATTTAATATTGACTCAAGTGAATTTCCACGTAACGGTTGGCTAGATGAAAACAAAGATGCACTATTAAAAGCAGGAATGACCGAAACAGAGTTTGAAGATTTACAAGCGGCTACACAATTAGAAAGAGCAGTTGACCAAGCAAACTTCCGTGAAGGTATTTCAATGAGTTCAAGTAGCGAATTAAAAACATTCATGGGTGATGAACCAAAAGTAATTGGCGGCATAGAAGGCGAATACGAAGCAGGAGAAACCTTTACAAATAAAATTGAAACAAAACTACCTGGTTCAGATAAACCTTGGAGTGCTAACGTTACAACACAAATTGAAGGTGTAGATGCAGACGGTAATACAGTATACGCAATTAAAGAATTAACAGTAGGACCAGAAGTTTTTAATGATAAAATGTTTGCGGCTATTGATAAACTTGCAGAACAAGATCCAGACAATCCTTTGGTAAAAGCATTTATGGATAATGTTATTCTAGCAAACAAAGAAGCAAGTATGGAAACACTTAAAGATACTTTTGCTCAAGACGTTGCAGAAAAAGTTATGCAAGGTGCGGCGGCAGTTGCACTAGGTGGAGCACTAGCGGCATCAGAAGTTAAGCCAGCAGAAACAAAAGAATCTAGAGATTTAAGAATAGCAAAAGAACTAGAAGAAGAATATAAAATCTATCTAGAAGTAGAAAGCAAGTATACTGACGAATACCTAGCAGAAATTGGCATTAAAGACATTGCTAAGAAAGCGGCGGCAGGAGCGGCAAATATCGGTAAAGCGGCGGCTAAAGGTGTCGGCGCTGGAATGGATAAAGCAGGTGCGGCAGTTGGCGGCGGCATTGGTAGAGCAGTTGGTGCTGTAGCAGGTGCGGCAAAGTCAGCAGGTAAAGAATTAGGTAATAAGATCACAGTTAAGAAACTAAATGCTATTTGGAAGAAGATGGGAGAACCGTTAGACACAGGTTCTATTGCAAATATTCTTTCAGACGCGGGTATGAGCGATGAAGCAATTGGTCTTGTTGCTACAAATACTAAAACAGATTTAAAACCAACACCTAAAGCAGACGCAGATGCAGATGCAGGTGCAACAGATGCAGGTGCAACAGATGCAGGAGCACCTGAAGGCGGAACAACAGATGCAGGAACACCAGCACAAGGTGGCAAACCAGAAAAAGGTGCAAAAGCAACAGGTTCAGATGGCGACACTTATACTTTCCAAGGACAACAATGGACAAGTGATAAGACAGGTAGAGTTGCTACAAAGGCAGTAGCGGCTGAACTTAATAAAGGTTC